TGATTGAAAAACGTGTCAAGCAGATTATAGAGATCGGGCGGACCCTTAAATCGGGTCGCATCCTCAAGATCACTAAGCGTGGTCGCCTTCTTCGTCAACGTCAAAAAAACGTTGAATTTGATGCTCGTAAGAGCGCAAAGGAGATGGGAGGAACAGTCTTAGAGGTTCTCTATGGCTGGTTGCCCCTTATGGGTGACATCTACTCGGCAGCAGAAGTGCTGTCGAGAGATGTTCGTCCAAAGATGTTGCATGCAAAGAGCAAGACAGTTGAATATTTTCCAACCTCTGTTAATTCCAGCGATGGAACGAACAAGTGGGAGCATACTCAGCTCGATCGCTTTGAGCAGCACATCACAATCAGGGCAAACATCAACATTCAGAATCCAAATCTGGATTTGGTGAACCGATTGGGCCTGATCAACCCAATGACTATTCTTTGGGAAGTGATTCCTTTCAGCTTTATAGTTGATTGGTTCGTGAACGTCCAAGACTTTCTTGGCTCACTCACGGATTTTGAGGGGGCGCAGTTGTCAAACCCTCACAGAACAACCTTCACAAAGTGGCGTCGCAGTCGGCGTGAGTACACCGACTACAATTACAATAGCCCGAATTACTCCGGACCTCCCAACTATTACCCCTTTCAGAGGTATAGCGGGACTAAGGTCTGGGTGTATTCTGGTGTCTATTGCAAACGCACCATCGGATCCATTCCTGGTCCGTCACTCGTCATGCAAGGGGGAAACCCTTTGTCCTTTAGGCGCGCTCTTGCAAGCGTTGCCTTGTTACTGCAGCAACTCCACTAAGGAGCTCTACTGCGCAATCGCTCTTTGAGCAAGGAGGGCTCATGCCCGATCAGATCGCAATGACGGTCAAAAAGGCCGATGGTACGACGGATATCACCTACGCAAAGGTGGCGCCGTCGAGTGGTGACAACACCGCTGCCAAATGGCGCAGCCCTGTGGGTACGGCACCCGCCTTCAAGGCGGAGTTGTCGGTGAAGTCTTCTCCGAACGCGGCAGGTTCTGTCCGCCGGATGGAGGTGAACTTCAAGTTCCCGCAGGTCGTGACTGCCGGTGATGGAAGCGAGTCGATTTCGAATACCGCGAGGTTCCAGTTGACCGGAACCCTGCCGCAGTCGATGCCGCAGACGCTTCAGGACGAGGCTGTGCACCAGTTCTTGAACTTGTGCTACCACGCCCACATGAAGGACCAATTCGTCACAGGCTTCGCAGCCTCGTAACGGAAAGGACCGTCACCCATGCAGTCTTCTCTTCCAAGTGATTTGGAGAGAGTGTACGTCAAACTACTTGACGCTCTCGCCACGCCTGTTGCTATGATCTGCAAAGATCATGTGAAGAACAACAGGTGGGACGATCTGACTTCTATGTCAGTCGATCCGCTTGCATACACCGACGCGGAAGTTTTCTTCCGTGATCGTGCTGCCGTAGACTTCCTACGGAAGTGTAAAGACTTGGATACGACCCACGAACGGGAAACCGTCGCGGAGAGTAACTTTGTCGCTGCCGAACAGCTGTGCAAGAAGGCAAACCAACGACTAGACATTCACTTTCATGAAGGAACCCTGGATCGTTTTGACGACCTGATTGGAACCCATGAAGGTGCGTGTGCTCGGCTTATTGCCGAGGCGCGTAAAGAAATGTTTAGTCTGCTGGGCCGGGCACCGAAGACCTTCCCAGGTCAGTTCGGGCCGGGCGCCACCTATGGCGATAGGGGTCTGTATACCACGGTCCCCGATAAGATGTCATCTAGACCCACCCTCACCTCTTCAGCTGTGTACCACCTTTTTCCTTGGTGCTCTACACAATGGGGTAAAACCTGTGCGGCTGAAGATCGGCAGTTAGAGTTTGTGCGTGGGAATCGTTTCACAACGGTTCCGAAGGATTGTACGAAGGACCGCGGCATTGCCGTGGAACCAAGTATAAACCTTTTCTATCAGCTCTCCGTTGGGAAAGCTATTAGGCGCTCACTCATGAAGATAGGTATTGACCTCACTCATGGGCAGGACATTCACAGGCGGGTCGCCTGTGAGGCCAGTAAGCATGGCTGTTATGCCACACTCGATCTGTCGAACGCCAGTGATACCGTGTGCTACAACTTGGTGAAGTTGTTGCTCCCTCCTGACTGGTTCGATTTACTCGACTCACTCAGGTCCCCGATGACTCTTTTTAAGGGTCGTTGGGTCAGGCTGGAGAAATTCAGCTCGATGGGAAACGGTTTTACGTTCGAATTGGAAACGGCAGTTTTTCTTTGCCTTATCCTTGCAGTCCGAAATCTTCGAGCAGTTCGGGAGCCTCTAGAGGCTCTTGTTGTGCCCGGTAAAGATATCTGGGTGTACGGTGATGATATCATCATACCCACAGACTGGGCTGCGGACGTAGTTTCCGCGCTGTCCTATTGTGGATTCGAGACCAACAGACGTAAGTCTTTTGTATCGGGTTCCTTTAGGGAAAGCTGCGGAGGTGACTTCTTCGGGGGCGTGGACGTTCGTCCATACTTCCTTAAGGAGTTTCCCAATGCAGCAGAAGACTGGATCGGCCTCGCGAACGGTATTAGGAGAATGGTTCACATTGACTGTGAGCCTTATCCTGTACGTAGCGGCCTTCTCCGGGCTTGGTTTGTCGCTCTGGATTGCATTCCAGTTCATGTACGAAGGTTACGTGGTCCCGAGAAACTCGGTGACCTCGTCATCCACGATGATGAAACAAGGTGGCAAACCCGTAAGCGCGGAAGCCTCAACTACATCAGAGTCTACAGACCCGCCAAGTTCCGAGTAATCGGCTGGCAGAACTGGAAGCCTGATGTAGCCCTGGCAGCAATCCTATACTACGCCAGCGGACACGTATCCAAGGGAGTAATCCCGCGGAATGGTGTCTTAGGTTACAAGATAGGATGGGTGCCTTTAGTAGATGCTTCCAGCAAGTGGCTCCCTGAGCCTAAGCATGAGGTTATTCCCCATGCCTTGCCTAAAAGCATTAGCGCGCCTGTGAAGGCCCGCAGCAACCCCAGACGACTTCTTAAACAAGATGTCGTCTCGTGGTGGCACTAAAGGCCTACGGTAGGAAACCGTTGCTTTTGAGACCTGAGATGGTCTCATGGAGG